ACACAAGAGAAGAACTCGTAAAAGAGATCATAAAGATGAAGGAAAAAATAGTCCCGTATCCCGAATAAAGGATATAATAATGTGGACTATACCTTTACAAGGACAAGATTATGAAAGTAGCGGCGATTTCCGGTGTGACAGGACAGGACGGATCGTACCTTGCTGAGTTACTACTCAGTAAGGGATATTTCGTAATTGGATTTTCTAGAAGAGTCAGTGTAGACACATCGGAACGAATCAAACATTTGTTGGATGACCCAAATTTTGACTTTCAAGAAGGGGATATCTGCGATCCGCTATATATCACCGAATTGCTCACTAAATTTCGTATAGCGGAGTTTTACAACCTCGCCGCCCAGTCACACGTTCATACGTCCTTCTCACAGCCCGTAGTAACGACGGAGATTAATTATCTAGCACCATTGAATATTCTCAATTGTATCAAGTCCCTGTCGCCTGAGACGAAGTTCTATCAAGCCTCAACAAGTGAGATGTTTGGGGACGAGTACGATGGGGAAGACGACTATAGGTATCAGGATGAAGATACTTACATGAATCCGCAGTCTCCATACGCCATTGCTAAACTAGCAACGCATCATGCGTGTAGACTATACCGCGAATCTTATGGATTGTTTACTTGCTGCGGAATTCTATTCAATCATGAGAGTCCGCGACGGGGTGAGAAGTTTGTCACACGAAAGATTACAAAATGGATTGGTGATTACGTTAAGTGGCGAAATAAACCAAATGTAGATAGAATTATTGTAGATGAAGATAAAGATTATATTTTATCCACAGACGAGAAATTTCCCAAACTCCGTTTGGGCAACCTCGATGCCTACCGCGATTGGGGTCACGCAAAAGATTATGTCCGCGCCATGTGGATGATGATGCAGCACGATGTTCCAGATGATTATGTAGTATCTACTTGTAAATCTCACACCGTCAGAGAATTCCTGGAAGAAGCATTCTATGCAATCAGTTATGACGGGAATTGGGAAGATTTGGTAGTAATCGATCCACAGTTTTATCGTCCCGCAGAAGTAAATTACTTAAGTGGTATTTCTATTAAAGCTAGGACAGCTTTAGGTTGGCAACCGGAATACGATTTCGAGGATCTAGTAGCAGAAATGGTAGAGGAAGATTTATGACGGATTATATCTTATCGGCAATTTTAGGATTAGTATGTGCATTTTTGATTAAATTATACTATGAGCAACAGGATACTATTGAAAGACAACTGGAAGATATCAATAAGATCATTTCTCAGAAAAAGTCAAGCGAAATCAGGTTGGGGCAAATTAGTGAGCACTTTGCACCATTCCTTAAAGATTTCCCCTACGACACAAAAAATATCAGATTTTTAGGTAGTCCAATCGACCTGATCTTGTTCGATATTGATAATAACAGAATTATATTTATAGAAGTGAAAACCGGCAAATCTTCACAAACTAAGAAACAAAGGCAGATTAGAGATATAATAAAAGCGGGCAATGTAGAATATGAAGTTATGAGAATATGCGAGGATGTAACTTTTGCGTAACTATAATGATCCGGTATACAAAGACGCTAGAACCCGTGTATTAAAACGCGATAAGTTTAAATGTCAAATGCCAGGTTGTAAAAAGAAGAAAAAACTGAATGTGCATCATATTGAACGCTGGGCCGATGCTGCTCATCTAAGATACGAAACTTTTAATATGATCACGCTATGTAGAGAATGTCATGATTCTATCAAGGATAAAGAGTCTCATTACGTTCCACTATTCCAGGACTTAGTGAGAAAAAATGAAAATAATAAGAGACACTAGGGAACAGCAAGGGTTTCAATTCTTTGCTCAGGCAGAAATAATAGAACAAGCCTTAGATGCAGGTGACTATACAATCGAAGGATTGGAAGATTTCATCCGCATAGAACGCAAGGCTTCAACAGGGGAACTGTATCATAATCTAGCTAAGAAAACCATGAAGGCTAGGTTCCATCGAGAAATGGAGAAATTGGATACGATTCATAACGCTTACATTGTATGCGAATTCCCGGAATCCTACCTTTATACCTTTCCTGAAAATTCCGGAATTCCGAAGAGTAAAAGAAAGTATATGAAAATAGGTGCAAAGTATTTTCGCAAACTAATACATGAGATAGAAGATAAGTATGACGTAGAGTTTATTTATTGTGATAGCAAAGACCATGCGGAAGAAGTAACTTTTAAGCTACTGAAGGAGGCGTGGGATGCTTGCTGAGATATATCTAAACAGTGATGAATCGGACTCGGAAGATAATGGCATTAATTTCAAAGTTGCCACCAAATTCATGAAAAAACTTCATGATGCGGAAAAGACTGCGGATAATAAAATTATTGCACACACAAGTACTATTGGTGGGGAATGGGCGGATGGCATGTCCATTTTCGATAATATATTATACTCTTCTTTACCAGTATACATGATTGGGCATGGCTGCTTGTGCAGCATGGGCACCATTATCCTTCAGGCGGCTCACAAACGCTATCTAATGCCCGATTGTGATATCATGGTACATTTTGGCGACCTGACTCTCAGCGGGCATCAGGTGTCCGTAGAGTCCGGTACAAAGTACTATGTAAAGGTCAAGAACCAGATGATTGATATTTACACGGATAAATGTATGAAGGGCAAGTTCTTCAAAGAAAGATCATATACTCGATCTAAGACAAAATCCTATATTAAAAGAAAACTGGAATCTAATGTCGATTGGTACATGACGCCAGAAGAGGCTGTAGATTTTGGTTTCGCGGATAAAGTTCTAACTAAAGCAGAATATCTAAATGTCAGAGAGATTAAGAAAAGAAATAATCGAGGAACTAAATGATGCCTGGTTAAACATTGATGTTCACAAAAGTGATTTAATTGCGCCATTAGACATACTAGACACAGAAGATCCTCAAGAATTCTACAAAAAATTAACTTGGTTACTAACCCAGCCGGATTACTTTCCGTTTTTATGTAAACACATATTCAAAGTAGATGTATTACCTTTTCAAGGATTAATTCTACAAGAACTTTGGAATCGCAAATTCCCTATGCTTATCGGCAGTCGAGGCATGGGGAAAACTTTTTTAATGAGCTTGTATTGTATGCTACGGGCATTATTAATGCCGGAACGCAAAATCGTAGTTGTTGGTGCCGCTTTCCGTCAGTCTAAGTATCTCCATGATTATATGGAGAGCATGTGGAAAAACTCCGGAATATTGAGAGATTTATGCGACAGTAATAGCGGTCCACGAAGAGATGTGGACATGTGCCGCATGTTAATAAATGGCAGTCAAATTGTGGCACTACCAATTGGCGATGGTAGCAAGATTCGAGGTCAGAGAGCGAATGATATCATCAGCGACGAATTCGCATCTATGTCCAGAGAAATCTTTGAAAATGTTATTGCTGGTTTTGCCGCTGTTTCGGCTTCACCTTCAGAAAGTGTAAAAATAGAAGCAGCAAAACGAAAAGCAAAGCAGTTAGGAATTGATCCGTCTCTTTTGACAGAACACATTCAGGAAGAGAATACTGGAAACCAGATTGTGTTGGCTGGAACTGCATATTACGATTTTAACCATTTTGCAACATATTGGAAAAGATGGAAGTCCATCATCAAAAGCAAGGGCGATCCGCACAAGTTAAAAGAAATATTTGGTGAAGAAGATATACCAGATTCTTTTAATTGGAAAGATTACTCAATAATTAGAGTGCCGGTTGACCTAATTCCTAAAGGATTCATGGACGACGCTCAGGTGGCGAGGTCAAAAGCCACAGTCCATAACGGTATTTACCTCATGGAGTTTGGAGCGTGCTTCTGTACAGATTCTTCAGGATTCTTCAAAAGAAGTTTAATTGAATC